GAATGTCCCGGCGAAGCACCACAGCAAGATGCTGGAGTGGACGCTGGACGCTATCTGGGCGCGTCAGAACACCGTCATCCTGATGCCCCGCGGGGGAGCCAAGACGACGTGGGACAACACCACGCTGCTCTCTTGGCTGCAGGCCAAGCACCCCAACATCCGCATCGGCCTCGTGTCCAACACCGACACGCAGGCGAAAGCCTTCAGCAGGGCCATCAAGTACACCGTCGAGTCCAACGATGAGTTCAGGAACGTCTTTCCAGACTGCCGCCCATCGGACACCAAGTGGACCGACAAGGAGTGGCTCAACTCGGAGTCGAAGTGGCACTCGTCCAAGGACGTCACGTGCTTCGCGGTGGGCGTGGGCGGGGCCATCATCTCCAAGCGCTTCGACATCATCTTCATGGACGACATCCTCGACGAGGAGAACACCCAGACCGTCGATCAACGGGAGGCGGTGGAGGTGTGGTTCAAGAAGACCCTCAAGCCCTGCCTTGCTCCCGATGGCGTGGTCATCGTGGTGGGCACGCGGTGGGGTGACGGTGACTTGTACGAGCAGTTCATGGAGGACACCAAGGAGGGTGGTTTCGGCTGGACCGGCCACATCACGAGTGCCCTGACCGAGGACGAGAACGGACACCTCCAGTCGTATTGGCCTGAGTACTGGACGGTCGACCGCCTGCTCAAGGAGAAGGAGGAGATGGGCACCCCGCTGTTCAGTTGCGCCTACCAGAACGACATCAGCGGCCTGCTCGCGGGCAACATCTTCCACGGCCCCTTCGACTACTTCGACATCCTTCCAGAGGGCCACAAGTGGGCGATCCGCATGGGCGTGGACCTCGCCTCTTCGGAGAGCGAGCGAGCCGACTTCACGAGTCGCGTCATCAGCGCCGAGGACAAGTGCGGCAAGGGCTGTCTCCTGAGCGGCAACTTCTACGTCCTCTCCGCCTACCGCGACAAACGCGAGAGCCACCACACCGAGTTCATCTACGACGGCTGGAAGGCGTACCCCAATATCGACCTCGTCATCACCGAGAACAACCAGTTCCAGAGCACACTCGTCCATCAGGTGATGGAGGCGTATCCCCAGATCCCCATCGTCGGTCGACGTGCCGACCAAGACAAGACTACCCGCGCACGAGCCGTGGCCGCGAAGTACGAGGCCCACAAGGTCTTCCACCACAAGAGCCTTCGTGGCTCCGCCCTCGAACGCGAGGAACTGTCGTTCCCCAAGGGCCACGATGACATGGTCGACTCCCTCGGGTACTCGATGGATCTGGGTGGCTCGAACTTCTTCTTCGGCTCGCTGAAGAAGACCGGACAGGTGGAAGTGAGGGCAGCATGAGCCTCTCGATGCCCGGCCCCAAGCCGGTCGAGCGCACTTTCAGGGACGGCAAGCGTGTCGTGCCCGAACACGTGAGCGCTATCCTTGGCGGTATGGAGACCGACCACCTCACGTATGAGGAGGCTATGCTGATGGCCAACAAGAAGTTGGAGGCGGATCTCCTCAATGAGCGTCAGGCAGACATCATCGCCGCGCACTTCAAGGAAAGGCGTTTCTGATGGGTGCGATCTCTGACCTGTTCGTCAAGCAGCAGAAGACGAGGCCAGCCCGCATCCCTGCGGCCAAGGGCGGGGGCTGGGTCTTCCAAGAACGCGGCAAGGTCTCCAAGTCGTCGTCTGCCCTCTTCCGCAACTGGGCAGAGCATTCAGAGTGGATCAGGGCGGTCATCTCGATCCGCAAGTCGCAGATCTCCAGCGCCGCTTGGGACATCGTCCCCCTCGACCCTGAGAAGCCGGTCGACGAGGACGCCCAGAAGCGCATCAAGAGACTCTTCATGCAGCCCAGCCTGTCGGTCGACTCCTTCAGATCATGGGTCGAGCCCATCATCGAAGACCTCCTCGTGCTCGACGCTGGAGTCATCGAGAAGGAGCGCACCTTCGGCGGCGACATCGTGGCGCTGCATCCGGTAGACGGCGGCGTCGTCAAGGTGAACGCCCTCTGGGATGGCTCGATGGAGAATACCCCTCGCTACTGGTGGGCTCCGACGCAGACCTTCGAGGTGCCCTTCAAGAACGACGACATGGTCTACATCATGGCCAACCCTCGTACGTACTCGGTCATGGGGCTGTCCCCGCTGGAAACCCTGAAGATGACCATCGATGCGGAGTTGGGGGCCTCGCAGTACAACACCCGTCAGGTGCAACAGGCAGCCCCTGACGGTCTTTTCGATCTTGGCGAGGGTGCGAGGGAGGAACAGGTCGACGCCTTCAAGGCGTACTGGGAGGCAGAGGTCGCTGGTCGCGGCGCTCTGGGCTTCCTCGGCGGCACCAAGGGCGCGAACTTCATCAAGTTCCGAGACTCCAACCGCGACATGCAGTACGACGAGTGGCTCAAGTACCTCGTCCGCAAGATCTGTGCTGTCTACCTCGTCAGCCCCCAAGCCATCGGGCTGACCTTCGACATCAATCGCTCAGAGGGACAGGTCCAACAGGAGATGGATGAGGACCAAGGTCTTCGTCCCATCATGGCCCTCGGGCAGGACTACTTCACACGCGAGATCGTCTGGGACAAGTCGTTCGGCGGAAGGGAGAACAACCTCGCCTTCAGGTTCACGAGGCTCAACGTCAAGGACAACATGCACAAGGCCCTCTACATGGAGAAGGCTCTCGCGGGCATGCCTTGGCAGTCGATCAACGTGGCCCTGATGGACGCTGGTTACCCACCCATCGGTGACCCCAACGATCCTGCCAATCCATACAACCGGCTCATGGCCAACACGGGCCCGGGCATCGTCTCGATCGACGACGTTCCCACGGCTCGCGAGGTGTCTGTGCCACAGCCACCCGAGCCAGAGAGAGGCCAGTCGCAAGGGGGCGACTCCAGCAACTGATCTGGCCGACGGGGCATATGACTGAAAGGAACTATCCAGATGGCAGCCACCATCGTCGTCAGCGTCTCCAATGGCGCTGGCGAAACGCCCACCGACTCCGTCGCAGGCGTCGACCTCATCTCCGCTGACAACGCGCTCAACACGCTTGCCAACCGGCAGGCCTATCCGATCACGGTCGGGACCAACTCCTTCGAGAAGTGGATCCGGCTCCAGATCACCGCTACCCCGGCGAACTACGTGCAGTCGTTCCAAGTCTGGTTCGATACTGCCGTGGACACCTCCACCACCCTCTGGTTCACTGGCGCCTACGCCACCTACCAGCAGGGCGTAGCCGCTACGTCCACCATCGCGAACGCTGATGCGACCACCTACACGTCGACCAACAAGGCCGCGTGGGACACCGCTCAGTACGACTCGACGGAACTCAGCACGTACACCGACTACCTCGTGATGCAGTTGGAGGTCGGCTCTGATGCTGGCCCCGGCAACTGGACGCAGGAAACGGTCAACTACTCGTACGACGAGGCGTAGACCTTCTGTATCCTGAAGAGACGGGGTGGTCGGTAGTAGGTGCCCTCGACCACCCCGTTTCTTCGTGTCTACGGGGTGTATCATCTGGCCATGTCCATCATCGTGCTCACCCCTTCAAGGGGCCGTCCAGCCAAGGCTGCTGAGTGCTACGAGGCCTTCCTGAGGACGAAGACGATGGAGTCCACCAAGATGGCCTTCATCGTGGATGCTGACGACGAGACCTTCGACGCCTACGTCAAGGAAGGGCTCCCGGTCGTCACGTACGAACACGAGGGAGGCGGCATGGGCCCGCCCATGAACGCTGGTGCCCTCGACCACGTGGATGTCCACGACGTCATCGGCTTCATCGGCGATGACCACCGCTTCAAGACCACCGCGTGGGACGAGGCCTTCACGAAGGAACTCGCTACCCACGGCATGGTCTACGGCAACGACCTCATTCGCAGCGACATCCCGACCGAGATCTTCATCCGCAGCAGCATCGTCAAGGCTCTGGGCTGGTTCTGCCTGCCGGGCGCGAAGCATCTCTACCTCGACAACACGTGGGCCACGCTCGGACGTGGGGCCGATACGCTCGTGTACCGTGACGACATCGTCATCCAGCACGAGCACCCCGCAGCCGGGACGGGCGTGATGGACGAGGGTTATGCTCGGGTCAACCATCCGTCGATGTACCGGCATGACGGCACCCTCTTCAACGAGTGGGTCGCATCTGGTCAGGCGGAGATAGACGTCGACAAAGTGCGAAAGGTGGTCGAGGAATGACTAAGGCAACGACAATCACCGTCATCATGCCCAGCCGAGGTAGGCCAGATGGGGCGAAGGCGGCGTATGAGTCGGCGGTCTCCATGGCCACCGAGAAGGGGACCAAGGTCATCGTCGCGCTGGACGAGGACGACCCGCACCGTGGTTCGTATTCCGGCGCGTTGCTGGGGAACTCCGTGGTCTGCAGCGGGAGCATGGTCGAGCGCACGAACTTCGCCGCCAACAAGGCCGCGGTCGGGGAGGGGATCATCGGCTGGATGGCTGATGACAATCGCATGAAGACGAAGGGCTGGGACCGGGCTGTCATCGACGCGATGGTCGATGGAGTCGGGTTCGTGAACCTGAATGATCTCTTCTGGTCAGAGAAGGCCCCCAACGACAAGCCGGTCAACACGTTCACGAGGTCGGCCATCATCCAAGCCCTCGGGTACTTCGCTAACCCGGTCATGTCGCACCATTTCATGGACGACACGTGGCGCATCCTCGGCAACTCGACCGACTCCAGCGTCTATCTGGAGAGCGTCATTTGTGAGCATCTGCACCCAGTCAACAAGAAGGCCGAGTGGGACGCTTCGTATCGAGAGACCGAGGACCCCGCCCTTATCAGGGCCGAACAGCAGTTGTTTATGAACTGGATCTGGACCCAGTTCAAGGAGGATCGGTTGAAGGTCAAGGCTTGTCTCTGACACTCCTGACCATCGGCTCCTTTGATGTCCCGCACATGGGGCATGCGTCGTTCCTGCGAAGGTGCGAGGTGTTCGCTGACCGCGAGCACATCATGGTCGGGGTCAACTCCGACGCCTTCGTGGAGCGATACAAGGGCGAGCCCCCGGTCTTCACGCAGGATGAGCGCATGAGCCTGATCTCGGAACTCGGCTATCGGGTGAGGGTCAATGATGGCCCCGGCAGGGTCCTCATCGAGGACGCCGGGCCCGACATCATCGCCATCGGGACGGACTGGGCCAAGCGTGACTACCACGCCCAGATCGACACTCCGGTCGAGTACTTCGAGGAGCACTCCATCGCCATGCTCTACATCCCCTACACGCCCGGCATCTCGACGACCGACCTGAAAGCAAGGTTCTTGCGTGCGTGAGCGCCTAGACAGGCAGGGGGCCGAGGTCGACTATCAGGGGAGGCGTGACACCAGCGACAACTGGTTCCACGTCGCCCGGATGAACGTCACCGCTGGCCTCATCGCATGGCCTCGACCAGACACCGTGCTGGACCCGGCCTGCGGTGAGGGGAACTCCATCCTCGATGCCCACGGCATGCACCCGTTCCACGGCTTCGTCGGCGACATCGGTGGTGCCAATGTCGCAGCAGTCCGTCTGCGGGCCCCTGACGATTGGGACTTCTACGTCGGTGATGCCGAGCAGACGATCCGCGACGTGGGCAAGGTGGAACTCATCATCCTGACCGAGTTCCTTGAGCACATCGAAGACCCCGTGGGGATGCTTCGTCTGGCTCGCGAGCACGCGAACATCGTCGTCTGCTCATCTCCTGAGATGCGCCCGGGGCAGATCGATTACAACCCTGAGCACCTGTGGGCGTTCGACGGCGATGGCTACAAGGAGATGATCGTCGAGGCCGGTTGGACCCCATACAGCAAGACCCATCTGGCGTTCGACCGTCCGGTGATGGTGCCGGTGGGCGACGTGCCGGTCGACGTGTCGTACAACTTCCAGATCTGGGTCGCAGGCTAGAGGAGAAGGAATGACCGCACTACCGGGACCGTCAACACCGTTTGCGCCCCAGCCGGGGCGCCCCCAGATGCGCCGATTGACGGACATGGATCACGAGCAGATCATCGCCTACAACCTTCGCGGTGGTGGCGAGGAGTTCACGGTCTTCGAACACGCGCAGGCGGATCGTGTCCTGAAGGCTCGTGCCATCATCGAGCACATCATCGAGACGGACGGGGCCATCGAGCGCATCGTCGAGCCCGGCTGCTCCACGGGCGATATCGTCGGGTTCTTCCAAGACAGGGTCGAGGCCGTCGGTATCGACGTCACCCCGGGAGCAGCGAGGGCAGCCGCCAAGCGATGGCCGAAGATGGAGGTCATCGAGGACCGCGTGGAGAACGTCGAGCCGATGGCGTGCGACATCCTCGTGATGACCGAGTTCCTTGAGCACATCATCGAGCCCAAGACGTTCATCAAGAAGTGGGCACCGCTCGCTCGCTACATCGTCATCGGGCACCCGCTCGTGGGCGACGGCTTCGATCCCGAGGTGGGGCATCCGTGGGCGTACTACGACGTCGACTTCGCCAACTGGTTCGTAGAGGCGGGGCACGAGATGGTCGAGGCGTGGACGTTCCCGATGGGGTATCACATGGTCATCGGATGGGGGAAGAGGGCATGATGAAGGTACTGGTCACGGGAGCCGCTGGCTTCCTCGGACGCAACTTCGTGAGGTTCCACGTCGAGCGCGGGGACACGGTCCATGGCATCGACGACATGAGCAGCCCACACGCCCGCTGGATCACGGGCTGGCCCAACAACCAAGTCGGTGACGCGGCTGAGTTCTTCGACGGCTGGAGCGACGGCATCATCAACGACTACGACGTCGTCTACCACTTCGCCGCCCCAGTAGGTGGCAGGGAGAAGATCGAGAACGATCCCCTCTTCAACGCCGACAGCCTGAGGCTGGACGCGTCCCTCTTCAGGTGGGCGGCCAAGCACGGCCAGAGCGCCACCATCGTGTACCCCTCGTCCTCGGCGGTGTACGGCACAGCCCTGCAGCGGTCAGATGTCGCACGCCCGCTCACCGAGACGGACTTCGACCCCAGCCATCCGAACTGGCCCAAGCCCGATGAGGTCTACGGCCTTACCAAGATGGTTGGGGAGGTGCTCGCCGAGAAGGCCGCGAAGTACGGCGTCAACACGCTCTGCATCAGACCCTTCAGCGGGTACGGCGAGGACCAGTCGCTGGAGTACCCCGTCCCGTCCATCTGCCGACGGGTGTCGAAGCGGGAGAACCCGCTCGTGGTGTGGGGCTCGGGCCAGCAGTCCCGTGACTTCATCCACGTGGATGACGTCGTGAGGGCCACGGTCGCCCGCGTCGAGTCTGGTGTGTACAAGTACCAGCCGATGAACATCGGGACGGGCGAGTTTCACACCTTCAACCAGATCGCCCACATGGCAGCCGCGATACAGGACGACTACCACCCCTCCATCGAGAACCTTCTTGACAAGCCTCAGGGTGTCGACCGGCGCGTGTGCGACCCCACGCACATGCTGAACTACTGGACTCCGGTGGTGTCGCTAACGGAGGGGCTCAAGCGTGTCATCGAGTCCAACTGGTGGTGAAGCACCTCGTGTCGGTCGTCATCCCGACCTATGAGCGCAACGACCTTCTCTTCTCTCGCTGCCTGCCATCGGTTCTGGCTCAGACCTACCAGCGTATGGAGATCAACGTCGTCAGTGATGGCATGCGCGGTGACTCGCTGACCGAACTGGCAGACGGTCTGGAAGCGCTCCATGACATCCGCGTCAGGTTCTGGCTCATCCCTCGTCAGGAGTACCCCGAGGACCCCGGACAGAAGTGGTGTGTCCTCGGCCTGAACGCCCGCAACCACGGTCTCGACCAAGCCAGAGGCGAATGGGTCACCTCCCTCGACGATGACGACGAGTGGACGCCCGACCACATCGAGGTGTTGTTGGGGGCGCTGGTCAGCACCAAAGCGGACTTCGCCTACGGCATCAGCGAATATCACTGGCCTGACGGCCACCATCAACGTGCAGGCAAGTGGCCCCCGGGCGAGGGCGCCTTCTGCGACGGGGCGCAGTTGTACAAGAACGGCATGGGCTTCCGCTACGACCCCGGCTGCATCGAGCGAGGCCTGCCCGAGGACGGCGACCTTTGGACCCGCATGTACCAGAGCGGCAAGGTGGAGTTCACGTTCTTGCCCAAGGTCATCCACCACTACTACCCGAACCCGCGATGATCCCCGTCCTCGGCGTTCCGATCCTGAACGGCCCAGAGCATCTGGACAAGATGCTCGCCTCCATCGACTACCCGGTCGGGAGGGTCGTAGTGGTCGACAACGGAGACGTGGTCGATGGCCTCGTAGATGAGACCATCATCAAGCCCCGCTCCAACCTCGGCGTGGCTGCCAGTTGGAACTTCATCATCAAGTCGTTCAGCGCCCCGTGGTGGCTGATCACCAACCACGACGTCATCTTCTCCCCGGGCGACCTTGCTCGTCTCGCTGAGAGGATGGACGGCGGTACTGATGTAGCCATGCTCGGCGGCTTCTCCGCCTTCGCCGTGAGCAAGACAGCCATTTCCAAGGTGGGGTGGTTCGACGAGAACTTCAGCCCCGCCTACTACGAGGACAATGACTTCGATTATCGCTGCAGGCTGGCCGGTATCCCCATCAGGGCCTTGCCTGCAAGTCTGGTTCATATGACGAGTTCGACGTTGCGAGAGAGCCCCGAGTACAGGAACCAGAACGGGCTGACGTTCGGGGCCAACAGGCAGCGCTATCTGGACAAGTGGGGAGGCGAGCCATACCGGGAGAAGTTCACCACGCCATTCGATGCCGGAGGAGACTTTCGCGACTGGAGACTGGACATCGACAGGCTCGAAGCGCAAAGATGGGTCAGGGACATCGACCAGTGATGGGTATCATGGTCGCATCCCAAGTACCGGCTGAGGCCGGAAGTGTAGCCAAGAAGGAGACCTAGCAATGGTCGCAGCACTCGCTATCACGCCAGCGTCGGGTAGCGTCACCGCAACCGTATCGGCCTGTCGTGTAGATGTTTCAGGGGCCCTCGGCAACGACGTCACCGCGTTCGACGCAGACGTCTACCCCACCGCTCCCGAACTTCGGTACTACATCACGACAGAACTCGACTCAGTGGAAAAGGGCCGCAGCCACGTGTTCGCCCCCAACGGTGGTGCTCACCAGTGGTTCGGTTACATCTTCCCCGAGGCCGGTGCGTGGAAGGTCCACCTCAGGAACGTAGCGGACGACACGTCAGAGGCGGATATCGACGTCACCGTCGCTTAGAACCAAAGGGGCACCAATGACCGAACCTCAGGGTATGACGCCCGGGATCTACAACGGGACCGAGATGACGGTCCTTCAGGGCAACGACCCCGGCTCTTACTGCGTCGGGACGATCGCCATGTGTACGCGGGACAACGTCTCCGCTCAGACGGCCATCAGTTGGATGATGGACGATCGCATGTCGTACCTGAAGCCGGGGCAGTTCGCTCTGCGCTACATCGTGCAGGGCAACGTCCTCACCTTCCAGCGCAACCAGTGTGTGCGTGACATGGACGGTGAGTGGCTCTTGTTCATCGACTCCGACATGGTCTTCCAGCCGAAGGCCATCATGGACATCATCGCTACTCGCGAGAAGTACGACTTCGACATGCTCGGTGGCTTGTGCCACCAGCGCATGGCCCCGTACCAGCCCACGCTCTACCGTGAGACTCCCGACGGCACGGGGTACACGTTCATCGAGCAGTGGGAGGATGGCGCAGCCGTCGAGGTCGACGGGACGGGGATGGCGTTCTGCATCATCCACAAGCGCGTCTTTGACCGCATCCTTCAGAAGAACACCGGCCAAGGCCTGCCTCCGCTGGAGACGCGCAGGCGTATGCCCCCTCCCCCGTTCTTCCGCTGGGATGGTGGCTTCGGTGAGGACTTCGACTTCTGCCAGCGGGCGAAGGACACTGGTTCTCGCATCTACGTGGACACGACGATCGAGATCGGTCACGTGGGTCACCACACCATCGATCGTGAGACGTTCCTCAGGGAGATCGCCTTCCGCACCGACGAGGCTCAGGCGTTCAGGGCCAAGCAACTGGCCGACATCGGCGAGCGAGCGCTGACCAGAGACGAGGCGCTGGACGAGTTGGAGAAGAGGACCGGAGACAAGACCGGGCTGGTGTCCCTTCCCTCCGACGGCATGAGTGAAGACGAGGACTCCAATGGGTAGTTTCGAGATCCCCCACGACTACGTTCCTAACCGCGCCATGCTGGACTCGGAGAAGCAGCAGTGCATCGAGTGCGGAGAGATCGACGACCATCCGTACCACAACGCCACCAAGCCCATCGAGGACACCGACTGGGTCGGTGACAACCCCTTCTGGCTGATGTTCGAACGCCCCGGCGACGAGGGCAATATCGGCGTCGACCTCGACGCTGGTGGCTGGATCGAAGCGAACAAGGAACTCCTGCGTTCGCCCGGCACGGTCCACCTGATGGCCAAGCGCACCAAGCGCTCGCTCTTCATCGTGCTGATGGAGGAGGGCGACCAGTTCTACTACGCCAAGCGTCACATCGGCAACCTGATGGCTGGTAGTGAGGTCGTCGCCTACGGCATCGGCAAGAAGAAGAGCGATGGCACGACGGTCAATCTGTGGCTGATGCCCAATGGGACGGTGTGTGGCGGCAACGATGTGGACGTGCTGGCAGCGCGTATGATCTAGGCGAAGCCCGTGACCCCCTCACGGGCTTCCTCCATGCGCTATCCTGAGTGCATGCCGGGATACAACCCGGAACGGGTAGCGAAAGGGGTTACAGCCCCGATGACACATACGAGATGTTGCCCGTTCGGTCCCTATGTCGGGCCATGACGATGAAGAGCGCCTGTACCTCTGGGTGCGCGTCTTCGGGGCCATCACGCTCCTTGTCACGATGGCTTTTATCGCGCTGGCCATCGCGATCGTGCCCATCTTCAACCCCGACTACAACCCGGACACGAGCGCCGTCGTGTTCATCGTGGGCACGCTTGCCACGGCATCCCTCGCCCTCGTCGGCATCGAACTGCGCCTCCGCCGTAATGGCAACAGGAAGGGCGACTGATGCACGGTAGCGACACCTTGACCGTCCTTAACGCCGTCTTCTCGGTGGCTGACTTCTTCATGGTCTGCTGGTTGGTGATCAACCTCAGGGAACGCCTCAGGGGAGCCTTCGATGGTGCTTGCGTCTCCATGGAGCGCAGCCACGTCCATGCCTTGGTGGGCGTGGTGTCCCTCTTCCTGTACGGCTCCCTCGGCATCGTGACAGCCGTCGGCGCGGTGGTCACCAATGGGTCCGCAAGCGATGGGGTCGTCTTCTTCGTCCAACTCATCGCCGTCGGCCTGAGGGTCGCCATCTTCATCCTGCTTGCGGGGTGGACGGCCTTCGCTGCCGAGTGTTACCTCCGTGGCCGCTGGCCACGAGTCGACCGCTTCATCGAACGCCTACTCAGGCCAATGAACCACTAGACCGAGCGCCGGATACAACCGGCAGGAAGGGGATACAACCCCATGACGAAGCATCTTCTCCTCCACCCGGATAGCCCCTCAAGCGGCTCTTCGGGTGTTTCTGTGAACGTCTGATGACCCTGT